TGGATTAAAGTCCTTTTTCCAAACAAATGCGCTTAAGGGTAGTTTGTCAAACAATGCACCATATTCAGTGAGAAGTGTCTCAAAATATAATGCTTTGGTCTGAACGCTTTTAACAGAAACCCAAATGCCAGGTGTTAACTCTCCATGACCTTTTTCTAGATCATAGAGATATTCTTTCTTGACGAATACTGGATTGGGCGGAATCGGATGTACTAAGAATGCCATTAACTACAAGATGCAAATAATACGTTTTCAACAATACCTTCAACAAAGGTTACCATGGCACTTGGAGTAGGTGCATAATGCACTGTCCAATGTGCAGGATAAAGTTCCAATTGTTTTGTTAAGAGATATGGCGTAACTCTACCATGATTTATACTCTTTACAACCCTGAACTTTCCACTTTCTTCAAAGGAATAAGTTCCGCTGTGATCTACTGACCATAAATGACCCTTCGGATCAATCCAGTTATATGACATGAATCCATCAAGATCTTTAGTCCTTAGTTCTCTGTTCCAAAAACCAGGACCAAGATCAAATGATGAGTGAATGGTGTCGTAAATACCCATGTTTTCTCCCGTGTTGCTACTATTTAAACATCGGACCCATCATCCATGCAACCAAAGATATACGTCTTCCTTTAGTTACTGGTTTGACTCTATGTGGAACCCAAGCAGGAAAAACAATACAGTCACCCTTATTGGGTTTGATGCTTTTATTCAAGTTGGGTTGATAATCAATTTCAAATTCACCACCATCATACTCATCAGGACCACTCAATAACAAAGAACAAGAGAGTTTCCTTTCCATATTCCCACAGATACTTGCGTCATCATTATCTACATGCCAACTGTAATGATCTTGTTTCTCACCATAGTAAATGGTAGATTGAATTTTAGATTGAAAATAATTCAGGTCATAGTTGAAATGTGTTTTATTGGCACAAGTCATCATATTGTGAATGATACCAGGAATCCATTCATCCCAAGGTATCCAAGATACACTAGTAGATCTGACATCTAGATCTTCTACTTCATTGGCAATAGAAGCAGTTTGATAATGCAATGATTCAACATAAGTTACCATGTTGCTTATAAGCAAGTCTGGAAACTTACTAGGAATATTGTATAGTAGGTTGGTTGTAAAAGACACTCCCCTTCCTGGGATCGAACCAGGGACCAATTGATTAACAGTCAATCGCTCTACCGCTGAGCTAAAGAGGATTGAAGGGGGCGCTCTTTCTATACAGAGTCTTTAATACTCCCCCATGGAGAATAGCGGACTCGAACCGCTGACATCCTGCTTGCAAAGCAGGCGCTCTACCAACTGAGCTAATTCCCCGAGAGCCACACATCGGACTTGAACCGATGACCTACGGTTTACAAAACCGTTGCTCTATCCATCTGAGCTAGAGTGGCGTTCTTCCTTTTTCTTCTTGAAGTACATACTATAGTACGTCTTCTTCATTTTGTCAATGGTCTCCATATCTTCTTTGAATCCCATGTATTTGAGATTTTGATATGTGCCTTCCATATCAGATATGAGTAGAAGAAGATTGGTGGGCGTTACTTTACGACCACCAAATTCATATTCATCCAGTGTAAACATCGAGTTTAAAATTGCAAGCGAATGTTTGTCTAACTGTATCACTCTTGTGTTGAGTTACTTGGTGCATGCATGTTCCTGGGAAGAAGATTATATCTCCAGGTGCATATCTGATACCCCATACATTATGGTAATCAATTAGTTTCTTTGCTTGAGATGATAGGGTTGCATTGTATCTATCAATAAAAGTAAAGTCTGAAAACCCTTCACCGTAGTTTGCAAAGAATACGCATGCTAGATCTTGTTCAATGTGATCATGCACTTCTTGATACGCCCCTCGTTTGTAGTAATTAATCCAAGGATCATACATCCAGAATTGAAATTGTTTGCCGAGTTGTTTTCCTAGGAGTTTAATACTAGGTTCGACGAGGGGTAACCAATCCTCCCATTTTAGAGGAATACGATCAATGACACATTCCTTTCCCCATGAAAACTGAGAGTTATCAATGTTTTCTTCTATGGCAGTAGCACTGATTTTGTCAATAAATTCTTGTGCGTTTGGTGCTCTGAATTGCCAATAGAATGTATTAGGAAAAATAAAGTGAGTCATTTATTTCCACCATTGTTTTGCAGGTAAGACACCACGACGGTCAGTTTTGTATCCTTCGTCTCTCAAGGGCCAGGGTCCTTGATATTCTTCCTGTAATTCCAAAAGTTGCATAACTGCAATATGTAGATACCAATAACGAAGATACCAATCAGCAATCAATCCGTATTGAGGAAGACACCAATAATCATCTTCGTTTTGAATGAGCATTTCGACTAGTTTTTCTTTGTCCATAATATAGGAGTGGGGGGACTTGAACCCCCACGAGATTAATTCTCAACAGATTTTAAGTCTGGTGCGTCTACCGATTCCGCCACACTCCCATTAATGTCCCAAGTCGGAGGATGAAAATGACAATACTCATTAAAAGTAATTTTCATTTCCTTCGTAGTCAGATTAGCATGTTTTGCTGCTTTAGGCAAGTTCCACTTTGCTGACCACAACTGTTCCATTGCTTCGCGTGTTTCAGGTCTCATCAGAAGCACCTACATTTTCTAAAAATTTCCTACGAAAATCTTCAACCTCATCTTGAATTTCTTCAGGAACAGGAGGAATTTCGTTAACAGGAACCATCATTACAGATTTACCATCTGGACGAGTAATCTTCCAGCATACATGTGATCTGTCAGTAAGATCGAAGATGAAGTCAAAATGATCTTCTGCCTCTCGCAGAGTAATTCCAATAGGTCCAATCATGCTTGTGAAAAACAGTAGGTTACAATTTCGGGATCAACGATTTCTTGAATCTGAGAAACAGTTTCAGAGAATCCTTCTGATCCTTCTTCATCCCACTTCCAAGTTACAGTCTTGTTATTGCCCTCATTATCTAGAAGTTTTATAGAACGCTTGGAAAAATTAATCCAAACCTGTTCCAACATCGTTTCGGGCATGGGATCGTTTTTTGATTACCCATATAGTATAGCAGGATGCCATACCCCTGTCAAGTCAGTTCAAGAAGATAGATGTAGCAGTAATTTTGCATGTGAGTCCTGCAGTGAGCACCATTGCTCCACCCGCCTTGATCGTTGCAGCAGCAGATGAAGTCATGAAGATCAGACCAGCAGCAACATTGACGTTGTATGCACCCGTAGTGACGTTACAGTTGTATCCTGTAGCACCAAATGTTCCAGAGTAAGGACCAGCAGGATTAGCAATCGTATAACGAGGAATTGTATCAGCACCAATACTAGCAGGTTTCATAACAGTTTCTACAGAACCACCAACAAATCTACGAATACCTGACACACCAAGAGAAAGTTTTGATGGCGGGAAGTTAATCATCTCAACTAGGTGAGGTGTAACAATTTCAATAGAGTTATCACCACTAATAATGGTTTCACCTGCAGACATTGATATAGAACCACCACTTGATTCAAAGACATTACTAGTAAACTTAGTAGAAACAGATCCTACGCTAAGTTCAGAACCTTGAATTTCTAACTTTGAACCAGCAGTAGTAACATCGAGATCAGAACCAAATCTAATAGTGTGTTTTTGAATTTTTGAACCTGATACCTTTTCACCTTTATTATCAACTAACTTGGGTGCGCCTTCTGCACCTAAGAAGAATCCACCACCAACTTCAATGTGACAATCACCAGTAACTTTTAGGAAGTAATCACCTTCAATACTTCGTGCATAATCACCATCAATGGTTGCACAGTTATCACCATGTGTTTCTTCTGTATAGTTACCTGCATATGATGTATGGTCGGCAATCAGATTACCATCATCACCCTTACCTTTAGATCCTTTGTTTTGTGATTTAGTATATGATGCAACCTTCTCTTCAATCTCTTCTGGAGTTGCATCAGGATAATCTTCAGCAATCTTTTTCCTAGCAACATATTCTGCAAATTGATTCTGATTAAGATTGTAGGAATGTCGCGTTGTACCACTACTTTCTTTCTTTACACTTGCAGTTCTACCAGGTGTTCCAATCAATAACTCATACGAACCATCAATGAATGTTTTGGCAGCAGTTAAATATGGATCAGTTTCTCTGAAAACGCTATCTAAGATACTACCTGGTCCATCACCACCACATTCACCCCTATTATTTCCTCGGATACTATTAATCTTTTCAAGTTCGTCGGGACTACAGTGTGTGATACCAAATAAAGGATACCAACCCACAGTATCTTTACCACCATCAGGTGTTCTATTACAACCACCAGTAGCGAACTTGATAAACATTGCAATCAGTCCAGTGATACTGGTAATACCTTTCGTAAGAAGATCAGTTCCGTCTTCAAAGATACCACTACCTGCTTTCCATGCGTCAATAATTTCTTGTGCGCCTTCAACTGCTTCAACTGCTTTTGATACCTGATCAACAACTTTAAGAAGACCGTCGAGCATGCCTTGTACTTGACATACAATGCTATCGATAGCAGATTGAACACCCTGCATAACGAAAGTTGCCTTATCAATTAAACTATCTAAAACACCATCAAGAAGATCCAAGATTGTTTCTGTAGGTTTAGTGACATATTGGAACAACTTGGAGTCTTCCATGCAGAGTGCCTTAAGAAGAGTTGCTACTGCTCCCTGAATGATC